CAGCTCTGCAAGCACAGTACAGACTTCTCGTAGTATTGCAGCAGCAGCAGTTGGAGACACACTTGTAATGGGGTTACCTGATACAAATGAAAGATATGTTCGTCTGTACTACGATGTTGGTGGTTCAAGCCCAACAATGACTGTAAGTGCATCAATTGTTAAGGACGCACATCAGTACCAATCATACCCAAACGCTGCTAATTCGTAAGTAGCAATTTAGGTGTGTTTTAATTCCGAGGGGCGGTAGGTTCTTTAAACTTTTCATACTACTGCCCTTTGGTCTTAACTTTATAAAGGATACGCAATGGCTAGTGAAGTCGATATATGTAATTTAGCACTCTCACATATTGGAGCAAGTGCCACTATTTCAAGTTTAACGGAGCAGTCAGAAGAGGCGTTCCATTGTAATCTGCTCTATGCAGATACACGCGACACATTACTCAGAGTATTCCCCTGGGGATTTGCTACGCGTCACTTAGCACTATCGGATGTCGGTACACCACCAGGTAACTGGGACTATCGATATAGCTATCCAAATGATTGTATCTTTGCAAGAGAGATACTACAAACGAATACAGTTGCTGGCAGTAATGACCCTATCCCTTTTGAAATCGCTCTAGGTGATGCCTATGATTCAAGAGTAATTCTAACTGACCAGGAAACAGCGACACTAATTTATACCTACCAGGCCACTAACACTTTAGTGTTTGAGCCGATGTTTATCAATGCTCTAGCGTGGAAGTTAGCGAGTGAGATTGCTATGCCGATTACTAGAGATGAAAAGAGAATGGAGCAAGCCTATCAAATGTACTTGACTGTACTTTCAGAGGCCAAGACATTCAATGCTAACGAGTCTCACATAGATAGAAATACAGATGCGAGCTGGATAACAGGGCGTAGCTAATGCCTGTACATACGATACAACCTTCTTTCTCAGGCGGCGAGTTAGCACCATCATTACACGCAAGGGTTGATCTCGCTAAATACGCAACAGGACTCAAGACTTGTCGTAACTTCTTTGTCCAGGCGCATGGTGGTGTAGCCAATAGACCTGGAACGAAATTTATTTGTGAGACCGCAAACTCAGCGAAGACTACCAGGCTCATCCCTTTTGAATTTAATACAGAGCAAACCTATATTTTAGAGTTTGGTCATCAGACTATGAGAGTCATCAAAGATGGTGGTCAGGTCTTAGCAAGTGGTTCTCCTGTATCTATTGCAACACCATACTCAGATACAGAGCTTGCTGATTTAAACTTTACTCAGTCTGCTGATGTTATGACAATCTGTCATCCATCCCACCCAGTTAAAGAAGTGAAGAGAACTTCTCATACTGCCTGGGCAATAACCTCCGTTACATTTGGTACATCAATGAGCGCTCCTGGGAGTGTGTCATCAACCGCACAAAACTATGACGGCAGCAATCCTGGGACATCGTATTCGTATGTTGTAACCGCAGTCAAAACCTCTACTGCTGATGAATCAGTAGCCTCAAGTGCGACCTCTGTGACCAATAATAATCTCAGCTCAACGATTACTAATACCATATCCTGGGGCGCGGTAAGTGGAGCCACTAGCTACAACATATTCAAATCGATGGGTGGTATCTATGGATTTATTGGACGCTCTACAGGAACCACCTTTAAGGATGACAATATTGAGGGTGATGCTAACGATACGCCAGCAACAGCAAGAACCATATTTAATACAACGGATGAATATCCAGCAACAGTTACTTACTATCAACAACGACTAGTCTTTGGGCAAACGAATAATGACCCACAAAAAGTATTCATGTCACAAACTGGTAACTACCATAACTTTAATATCTCAGAGCCACTCAGGGATGATGACGCGGTAACCTTCACGATTGCTGCCTCCCAGGTTAACGAGATTAGACACCTGGTTCCACTTAGCGATATGATTGTATTGACCTCAGGTGGTGAATGGTTAATGACCGCGAATGATGGAGTGATTACACCATCCTCTATTCAGATCAAACCACAGGGTTATCGTGGTACATCGGATGCGCCTCCTATCGTTATTGGTAACACCATTATTCATATTCAGTCTAAAGGTTCAATCATTCGTGACTTAGCCTTTGCATTAGAGTCAGATTCCTATACAGGTAATGATTTAACAGTTTTATCGAATCACCTGTTTGCTGGGAAGACAGTACGAGAATGGGCCTACGCCCAAGCGCCTCACTCTATCGTTTGGGTAGTATTAAGTGATGGTACTTTGGCGGCCCTAACCTATATGAGAGAGCATGAAGTATGGGGTTGGTCAAGACACGATACTGACGGCACTTTCGAGAGCGTTTGTACCATTGCTGAAGGTGACGAGGATGCCACTTATTTTGTCGTTAAGCGCACCATTAATGGCGCAACTAAGCGTTACATAGAACGCCTGAATACAAGAGTATTTACAGAAGTTGCCGATGCGTTTTTTGTGGACTCAGGACTTTCATACGATGGTACACATACTGGTTCAACATCAATGACACTATCAGGCGGTTCTTCCTGGACACATTCAGAGACTCTAACACTTACCGCAAGTGGCAGTACATTCGCATCAGGAGATGTTGGCAATACGATTGTGCTGACTATAGGAACAGAGACTCTCGTATGTACTATTCAGGCTTACACCAGCGTCACAGTCGTAACAGTCAAAGCGGGAAGAGATGTACCTTCAGCCTTTCGAGGCGTGGCAACAACATCCTGGACTAAAGGTGTTGATGAGATTTCAGGGTTATCGCATTTAGAAGGCAAGACAGTTGCTATTCTTGCTGATGGTAATGTTGAAGCACAAAAGACTGTCTCTTCAGGAGCTATTACGATTTCTAATCCAGCCAGCAAAATACATATTGGATTACCGATTCAGGCGGATGTACAAACACTTAACCTGGAGTTAGGTCAGCCAACCCAACAAGGCAAGAAAAAGAGCATCTCTGCGGTCACACTTAGAGTGGAAGAGTCACGCGGTGGCAAGATTGGATATGACTCCGATCATTTAACAGAATTTAAACAGAGAGCGTATGAGCCATATGGCACAGCAACCTCCCTGAAAACAGGTGATATTAAGGTCACTATGCCGTCTACATGGGCCTCAGAAGGCACTATTTTCTTTAGGCAAGATGACCCCTTACCAATGACATTATTAGCAGTTATTCCTGAGGTGAGTGTTGGCGGATAAGATTGAAATTAGAGAGGTTGAGCCAGGTGATATTTCAGTATTAGTTAGAAATATGCGTGAACACGACAAACAAGAAGTGAATGCAGCAACCAATATGGGTATTCGTAATGCGGTCGAAACTTCAGTTGATTTATCCTCGTACTCAAAGACAGGACTCGTCAATGATGAGCTAGTGTGTATGTGGGGAGTGTGTCCTATATCACTACTGAGTGGTTCAGGTTCTCCCTGGATGTTAGGAACCGATTTAATAACAGAAAAGCAACGAATATTCCTCAGAAGGTCTAAGCCCTGGCTCAATGATATTCGCAAGGATTATAGGTATTTAGAGAACTTTGTTGATGCAAGAAACACGCTGTCAATTAAGTGGCTCAAATGGTTAGGTTTTGAAATGGATGAGGCAGAGCCGTATGGCATACATGGTGAGCCTTTTCACAAATTTACAATGGAGATTTAGTATGTGTACCCCGATGATAGGAATGTTACTGAACTTTGCTGGTGCAATGGCACAAGCTCAAGGGCAGCGTCACGCTGGTGAATCGAAGGCAGCAGAATATCGTTATCAAGCTGAGATAGATGAGAATAACCGCAAGGTAGCGCTTTGGAAAGCAGCCGATGCAAAAGCCAGGGGCGCTAAAGAAGAGGCAGCACTTCGAGTTAAAGTGGCTGGACTGAAAGGAAGACAGCGCAGCGCATTAGCAGCAAGCGGTGTTGAAGTGGGTAGTGGTTCAGCATTAGACATCCTGGGAGATACCGCAGCACTAGGAGAGTTAGACGCACTCACAATTAGATCAAACGCAGAGCGAGAATCATACGAACAAAATGTTGTGGCCAGCAACCTAAAAGCTAACGCGGGTATGAAACGAATGGGTGCTGATAACGCAATTATTGCTGGAAAGATTGGCGCAAGAACATCATTACTATCAGGAGCTGGCTCAGTTGCCAGTAAGTGGTATGACTACTCATATGGATAAGGATTAACAATGGCAACAGTAC